ATTCATAATAGGCTTGGCGCGCCACACAACCCACAAAGCCGTAGCGGAAATATTCATCGTACTCAATCAGACCACGATCACGGGCGCGCCAGGGTTGTACACTGGCCAGATCCGGCCTGGGAAAATAGGCGGCACCATAGGTGTCCAGATCAGGCCCGTGGATGTCCCGGTTCTCACGATCCTGCGGTGCACCAAAGGCGTTATTTTCTTGCCAGGCATTGATGCCGGGCCAACCAGTTAACCAGCTGTACTCATGGTAGTACTGATAGGGTTCTTGGAAGGGTGTCCAGCTGTTTTGAGCATCAGTGTTGGGACTACCTGGGCTGGGCACTATGCTACGCCAGTTGTTCCAGACATAACTGTAGGCAGGATTAACAGGGTAATCCTGGGGTGGGTAAACACTCTGAGCTAAGCTCAGGGTACCAGAGGTTTTGTTGTAAAACTGATCTGTACCCCAACCACTCTTGAAAGAGCCCCAGCCGGCAAAGCTGGTTAAAAAGTTATCAGGCCTACTGTTGCCCAGTGCAGGGCAGTTGATTCTGTTGTTGTTGGCTCTCAGTGAATCAATGGGGCGGCCAATTTTTATTAGGTTTCTGAAAACATTTGTGGAAATTTTATTCAGAGCAGTAGTGTCTGCGGCATTATTATAAAAATTAGGCAAGGCGCTGGTCAGGATGCCAGTGCAATTGGTACTAGTAACTGAGCCCTGACTATAACTCAGAGCCTGTGGGCGAGCAAAGGGCGGACCAGCTAACCAAGTTCCTTGGTACGATACTGCCACGGGGTTGATTCTCCAGCCCCGATTGGCTGCTAGCTGACTTTCTGCATTTAACTGAAGTGGGGTTTTCTTGCCGCTATTACTCATGACACCACTACATCGTTGCTACCTTGTACAATACTATGACCGCAACTGTTACCGCTTGTAATACGTAGCACAGGACTACCCTCACACACAACGTCTGGGCTGGCAGTGGTTGTAACTGCCTTGGCATGTAAGCTGCCCTTGGGATGTGGGGTAATTTGACTCACATGTAGTCCCACGGGAATGCCATTACAGACCACGCTGGAGGCACCACGCATGATGGCACCACCCACTTGATTTTTATCACCTAGTCTGCTTAATGGCTGTCCCATGTTTATCCTAACACAATTTTCTTACTGGGTGTGGCAATACCAGTAGTGGCCTCAATGTATTTTGAGCGAATGGCATCTACTGTAACGCCGTACATAGTAACTGTATTAGTATTTAGCTGCACATTTTTGTCTGGTTCTGCAGTGAACATACTGGGCATTAGTCCCATGCCCTGATGATTGGGAGCAACACTAAGTGGGTGGCTGAGTTCAACGGTGCTGTCAGTTTGAGCGACCACTTTGGCCACCATTTCTTCACCGCTGGTGAGTTTGAACGTGTATACTTCGTCAAGTTCTAGTTTGTTCATGATAGTTTTGCTCTGAGTTCTGTAAATCCACCTACGTGTTGGTCATCCAGGAAGATTTGTGGTAGGGTTCGGGCACCAGGCACTGCTTCTAACAATTGCTCTCGGGTCCAGGTGCCAGTTGAGATATTTCTTTCTTCGTATTCTATCCCACGACTTGTGAGTAGATTTTTTGCCTGTACACAAAAGGGACAGGCATCCTTGCTCCATACAATGGCTCGCATGTTTTCTCCTTTGTAATACTTAGTATTATAGTTCAGGCAGCATATGTTTGTCAACAGTGTCACTCATGACGCCGATAACATAGCTAGTGCTTTCAGTTTCCTGCAGAGCGGCCTGCTTTTTGTTCAAATTCACATGCTTGTTGAACCAGGGAATAGGATTGGTCCTGGGATGTGCACCTTGATACTTGATGCCAATATCGCGCAAACGGTTGTAGGCAGTCCAGTCCACGAAGTCTTTCAAAATTTCAGCATTCAGACCAATAACTGGGCCCTTTTTGAACAAGTAGTCAGCCCAGGACTTTTCTTCCTGGATCACTTCTTCGTACATGGCCATGACTTCAGACTGGCAATCATGTGCAGCCTGAGCAAATCTGGAATCATCCTTGACCACTTGGTTGATGATCCAGGCTGTCCATTCTGCATGCAACAGTTCATCTTGTAGTATTAGACTGATGATGTTGCCGTTGCCAATGTACATTTTGTTTTCAACCATAGCAAGACTCGTAGCAAATGATACCATAAAGCGGAATGCTTCTAATGCATAGCTGGCATTTAATGCTAACCAAATTGCTTTAATGTGTGCTGGTTCAAGTACACATTCCTTTGTCGGGTCTGCAATTTCTTTAAGACTGTTTAGCCTATGTAGTTCATCATAGTATTTTCCAACACTACTGGCCATGCCCACGATTTCTTGTGTGTCGTGGATGGTGTTGAACACATCCTTGGGCACACCGTAGATATTACGAATGATGTGCGAGTATGATTTAGAATGGATGTTAGTTTCAAAAAAACTCCAGTTTCCCACCAGAGCTTCAAGTTCAGGAATGCTTATCACAGGGCCGAACACTTGAGCAGGAGCACGACCCTGAATGCTGTCTAGTGCTGTCTGTCGCAACAGATTGCTGGTAAAGATATGCTTGACTGCTTCGCTGGCATCCTTGTGGTCAATCTTGTCCTGTGTCAGGGTCACTTCTTCGGGAACCCAGAAAAATCCACGGGCAGTTTCTTCAAACTTTTGCAACTTGGGATACTTGACTTCTTCAAAACGTTGCACAGTTACCGGACCTGCTGGGTCCAGGAACATTTGTCGCTTCAAGTAATTGGTGGGTTTTGATAGGTTATATTGTTGTTTGCTCATGGTTTGTGTGTTTCTGTTTTATAATTTGCAAGCTTCGCAGTCAGCGTCATCTTCCACTTCAGGAGGTGGGCTGAATGTGATAACATTGTCATCGCGTTTTTCAGTCAGAGCGGCCTTGGCGCCCATTTTGTTGATCAGGCTATAGTAATAGGTCTTGAGGCCCCAGTGTACGCCCAGCATGAGATTACGGGCCACTGTGGTTCCTGGTACCTTGCCACCAGCATAGTGTGCAGGATTGTAAAAGGTGTTGGTGCTGATACTCTGATCAATGTATGCTGCCAGCACGGCCGCAGTTTTCAGATAGTCCACACAATCAGTTTGATCCCACATCAGTTGGTAACGGTTTTTCAATCGCTTGTAGTCTGGTACCACTTGCACAAAACTGCCAGCCTTGCTTTCTTTCACACTGATCAGTTCCATGGGCATTTCAATACCGTTAGTACTGTTCAAGACCACACTGCTACTTTCCACAGGAGCAATGGCCATCAAGGTGGCATTGCGGATACCAGATTTCAGCATGCGCTCACGCAAGGGTTCCCAGTCAATGCTGGGTGTGAAGTCTGTGAGTTCATTGACTCCTGCAGCGCGGCGCTCCCAGGGAAACACACCACGGCCGTACCAGGTGTACTGACTCCGATCACAAGCTCCACGTTCTTCGGCCAGTTCAACACTGGCCTCAGTCAGATAGTAAGCCTGATGTTCCATCCAGCGTTTTACATCTGCCAGCGCATCTGCTGTGCCATAGCGATGGTTGCGGCGGGCATGCCAGTAGGCCAGGTTGGTGATACCCACCCCCAGTGGCTCAAAGTCCTGGTTGGCCAGTTTGCTCTGCACACTCAGGAAGTCCTGATAGCCCAGTAGATTGCTCAGGCTACGCACCAGAACGCGGCAGGCCTTGCGCATGTCTTGTGGATTGCGAAATGCACCCCAGTTGATACTGCCCAGAGTGCACAGGGCAATGCGGCCGGCTTCGTCTTCCAGACGCTGGAATGGGCGTGTGGGCAACAGGATTTCCTGGCACAGGTTGCTCTGATAAACTGGATCTGTGGTGGTGTCAAATGAACCCTGAGCAATCACATTATCAATGTTCACCATGTAAATGCGGCCAGTATCTGTGCGCTCCTTCAAGATACCATTCTTGAAGATTTCTTCTGCTGATAAGACCTTGCGCTTCTTGGTCTTATCCATTTCATACTTATAGTACAGACGCTCAAATTCTTCTGTGTTACGATAGTATGCTTCATACATGTCTGGCACTTCATGCGGGTCAAACAAGGTGATGTTTTCGCCATTACGGTAGCGGCGCCAGAACATCTTGCTGATCACTACACTATAGTCCATCTGACGCACACGAGTTTCTTCAGTACCCTGATTGTTCTTGAGCACGATGAAATCTTCAAACTGATAGTGCCAGATGGGTAGTGTCACTGTACAACTTGCGTTGCGAATGCCACCCTGTGAACAACTGCGCAGGTCACCGAACCACTTCTTCAGGAAGGGAATAAGTCCAGTGTGCTTGATTTCACCATTACGAATGGGAGAGCCTAGGGGACGAATACGACCAATCTCTAAGCCAATGCCAGCTCGCTTGCTGGCATACTTGGCCATCATTTCGCCAGCAGCAAATATGCTATCAAGGGTATCATCACTACTGATAAGGACGCAACTACTGAACTGTTTAGTAGTAGTGCCAAGCCCAGCAAGCACAGGGGTGGCAAGAGTGAAATGGCCATCTGACGCGCACTCATAATATTCCTTCACATACTTCAATCTTTTTTCTGCGGGTTCATTGTGAAACGCTGTGGCTGCTGCAACTGCGTAACGGATTTGTGGGGTCTCAAAAATTTTACCAGTAGTGCGATTTTGCACCAGATACTTTTCACATAGCTGAGCAATTGCTGCATATGTGTAATTTTCATCCTTGCTGTGGTCAATGAACAGGTCAATGATATCCCATTCGGCTTCAGTATACCACTCAAGCAATTCAGGAGTGTACATACCCAGTTCAACATTGGTTTTTACGATTTCATATAATCTGGGAGGATCGTATTCCCCGTATACTTCCTTGCGCAGCATGCTCACTCGCTGGCGGCCGGCCACAAACTGATAGTTTACATTGTTAATATCAGGATTTTCAGTTTCATCAATCAAGTCAACCATTGCTTTCAGTAACAATTCGTCAATGGTCTTGGTGCTAATACCATCATGGAATTGTATCTGGGCTCGGATTTCAATCATGCTGGGACTAACACCATCAATGCCACGGCAGCCGTATTGTACTTGTCTTTGAATTTTGCTAATGTCAAGTGGTACCCGGGCGCCGTCGCGCTTGATAACGTGTATGGTCATAGTGTGTCCTTGTTATATTTTTTGTTGCAAATTAGATATGTCTATTTGTCTAATAATTTTGAAGTCGGTGAAGTTATTACTTAGTACGGTACCTGGATGATAATTCAGTACATATTTTGCGTGGCCAACCAATACTATATCGTATTCATCACCGTACATGTCGCTAGCTTGTACCAGTTCTACATCAGTAATATCACTCATCAGGAGAGTGTAACAAATTCCCAGTGCCCGTGTCAATGTGCAATAGGTATTTTCGGATAATAAAGTCCAGGGATCGGGCCAACTGCCCTGGTCTGCCCAGTGTAGGTGATGTGTGACCAAGGGAGCATGTTGCCACCAGCTATCCACATGCACACATGCTTGTTCCAGATTTTCCCCGCGAATGGTCAAGCGCAGGGTCTTCCACTCACGCAGGCGCTCATCAAACCTGCCTTGAAATATGTTCATGCGTTATAGTCGCCAGGGTCTACCAGGATCAGGATACGGGGCACTGTTGGCCCAGGTGGTGAATACATTGTATATTCTGTAATATGGTTCACCCACTGCGCTTCGTATGGGTTCGCTTACATACAATAATTTCAGACTGCCGCGAGCCTGTTGTATGGTTAACCCCTGTGCAGAGGCCAGCGCAGGAGCGTTGGTTTGTATATAATCATTCCAGTTATCGTAACCAGGTGGTGTGGGTGGTAATGCCATGATGTTATTTATACCCTCGGAATGGCTTAATAGGACTTCCTTTGGGGACATCAGGACTTTCTTTGCTGCCCTTGACACCTATGCGGCGTTTTCCGCCCTTGACACCTATATCTTTCAGGGCCTTATCAATGATTTCACCAATATGTGGATCATAACTGATTACTACCTCATCGTCACGCCAAACACCATTCAGTTCCGAAATATCAAAGTTAGGAACATCATCATACTTTCTGGCATTGGCACCGCGCACGCCAGCAATTGCCACACCAAACTTGTACTGCATGTAGGGGTTATCACTGGCGCTCAACCCCGGAATAACAAATGCTTGTGGTAAACTATCCCCAACTTCGTGTTGCAAGCTGCCGAAACGTCCTTCAGCCAGCCTGTCAAAGTTGCGACCTTTGCGGCGCCAGGCGTCCCACATGGCTCGCCCATCTGGTGTGTGATCAGCCTCATTGGGTAAAACAGTGTAACCCAAATTTTGTGCATATTCGTACATCCTGGTGGCTACACCCTGCCCACGATATTTTTTGTTTACAACAACATTCACTCCCATTAGCGAATGATCTCCCACTTTGGCGAACATGACCCCGCCGATATTTTCTCCGTCTTTTTGTGCAGAAACATTTATTGCTCCATAACGGAACATAGCATTGGGAGGTATTTCCCGGTGGGTTATTTGAATATCTCCTTGCTGTGCCTCATAGATATCCACATGCTGTTTGCCATACTCTCGCATCATGCGACCAGCAACGGCGTTGGCTTCATCTTCTATACGAAGGCGTTCAGGTTCGGTCATTTGTTCTTTGGCACTACCCTTCTCAAACTGCCGGTAGTGCACCAGCTCATGACACAGTGTGCGCATGATATCAGCAGTGTTGCGATTGCCTAAATATACCCATATTTCACCTGTGGGCTTGGTAGCGCCAAAAGTACGGTGCGTGTTCACACGATTTTTATCGCTGGTATATTTTATCTGGGGGCTACCAGTGATACCTAGCTTGCGCACGGCCCAGGCAGCAAACTGCTGAACTTTTTTGAGTTTGTCACGGTTGGGTTGTAGCTCTTGTAGTCTCATGATAAATATACATGTATTTATCAGAAAGCCTTATATGAAATCACTATTGTTATTATTACTTTTGCCAGCCCTGGCATTCGCTCAAAAAATGCCCCAGGGTGTCACATACGAAGCAAATATTGTGCGCGTGAGTGATGGGGATACAGTTGTTATTGCTGCCCCGTTCCTGCCTGCACCCCTGAAGCCTGAACTGGCTGTGCGAATTTTCGGGGTAGATACTCCTGAAAAGGGATTCCGTGCCAAATGCCCAGCAGAAGATCAACGTGGTCAAGCTGCCAGTGCTTTTACCAAGCAGGCTGTGGCAGCCTCTACCCAGCGCCAAGTGGTGCTGTATGACTGGGACAAGTTTGGTGGTCGTGTATTGGGCGACATTATTCTGAACGGTCAGAGTTTACGCAAAATGCTGATTGAACGTGGATTTGCACGTGAGTATTACGGGGATGCCAAGCAAAGTTGGTGTAATTAAAAAAGCGGCTTAGAGCCGCTTTTTATTTGATTTCTAATATTTTGCGTTGATCATCTACCCAGTCAACTGTTGACTGGTGTTTGATTTTGCATTCAGTGCCACGGCGATAGTTATCTACTGTGGTTTTCAGTACATCAATGAAACTATAGGTTTCGCCGGCAGCCTTCTTTTCAATGGGTGCTAAAGCTTCGCAGGGTTCTCTCAGTACTGGGGGCAGATCAGGAATCTTGACCTGTCGCACTGGAACCGGTGTAGCGCAGCCTGCAACAGCTAGTGTAATCGCAATCAGGGCCACGCACTTGTTCATTTCTTTTTCTCCGCAGCACTATTCAGTTCGTCAACTGCTTTATTATGGGCATCTATCAAGTCTTGTGGAACTGGGCACTTTTCAACAAACTTGACTACTTCTTCTTTCTTTACCACTTCGCGGTCAATGTATTTTACAATGTCCTGACCTTTTTGTCGGACTACTTGAACTTGAGTTACAACCTTTTCTTGCACCTCTACATTCTTTTGTGCTGCACGAGCTTCGGCTTCGGCAACTTTTACTTCAAGTTGTTGTGCTTTGTATTGCCATTCTCTGTAGTCTGCCAATCCACCTTCTAGGTAAACACCCAGCACCAGCACAATTATACTGATGATTTGAACAGGCAGTTTGTATCGGTTGATCAAGGGCACAAAACCCAGAACGAATCCAGCAATTACTCCCAGTACACCAATGCCAAATATGGCATGTACGACCCATTCAGGTAAAACACTTATGATCCACATGATATTATTTATTCCTTCCTATTTTTTCACACCAGAACGGACTGTCCAGGAACCACTTGTGATACAACTGGAATCCCGCTTCTACGTCCACCTGGGGGTTGTACCCAAAATCTCTACGGGCAGCATCTATGTTCAGGGCGCCACGACTGGGGAAATCAGCATCTTTATCACGGCATTCTATGCTGCCTGACCCAGCAATACGCACAGCCAGTTCCGCTGCCTGTAGTAGACTGGTACTATGACTCTTGGTAATGTTGTATGTCTTATTATGTGTGTTTTCACTCAAGCTGGCAGCAACGATGCCGTCAGCCGCATCCTGCACATAGGTAAAGTCCAGTGTTTCATTTGCGCCATTGACTTTCAACACTTGACCACGCAAGGCAGTCAACATAAATTTACTGACCACACGGTCTTCTACATCCAGTTCCCCGTAGACTGCACTGGGACGAATGATGGTGTGGGTCAGTGCACCGTGTGTTTTACGGGTATAATCTCGTACTAGCCACTCACCAGCCAACTTCATGATACCGTATTGTCCCTGTGGGCGACATACTGCATCTTCCCGCACATCATCCGTGAAATCACCGTACACCATGCTGCTGCTGATGTATACAAAACGTTCTACGTGGTTGGCTGTGCTGGCTTCCAGCAAGTTCAACAAACCCTCGCTCATGACTCGGCTGCCAGCCTGTGGGTTCACATTCACCACTTTCTGCCGGGGGAAACTGGCCATGTGAATGATGGTATCCGGTTGGTATCGGGCTATGATATCGGCCGTTCTGGCGCTACTGATGCATTCGGGGTGCACTGGTGATACTATGCCGCGCATGCGTTCGTGCAGCAGATAGTCCAGCTCATCTTGCGGAATGATGCCATAATTGGTCAGATTGTCTACGATGGCCACCTGGTGCCCCAGGCGTTCAAGCCGTCGGACCACATTATGTCCAATCAGTCCGCATCCACCAGTTACAAGTATTCTCATGTCATTCCCATTTCAAACTATAATACACAGCGTCCTGCTCATATAAATCAGCCACTATGGCGTATGTATATCCATATGTTGCAATGTTCATTTGTCGCATATACATGGGACTTTCAACGGCGTGATCCATGACCCATTGCCCTTTTTCTGATCGTTCCCACTCCAGCAATGGTTCAGCCAGGTACAGGTCAGGATCTTCAACATCGCTAAGATGTAGTAGATGAACTGTTTTGCGAAAGACACGCTGTGGTTGACCATCTATAATATGTACAGTCTTTCTGGGTGGCATTGCTTTATTTAATTCAGAGTTGATATTATAAGCCATATTAATTTCCCAGTAAGTATGTGCTGTTGCCAAATACAATATGAATGCGATCAGTGCTGCCTGCATTCAGGGCAGTATGATGGTGCTCTACATTGGTCAGATAGGCGGCGCCTGCTGGCAAGTGCCATAAACGACCATGAATAACCATGAATGCGTTGGCATTGGTTTGCAAGGGTATATGCAACCTCCAACCAGCATCATGATGGAATGAATAGCAGGTGTTGGGAGGCAGCAAAAGCAATCTCACACGACCCACTGGACCCACTCCTAGCGATGTACACACTTGCTGTAGATACTCAGTGTGTGGTTGCCAATCGCAGAAATCTGGCTCACGATAACCCAGAGGATTGGAACGATGATCTCTGAGATCGCCTGTGCCAGCAAAATCTCCAGCCCAGCGCAAACTAATCTGCCTTTGACCAGCAGATAACTGCCTCGTCAAGGGCTCCAATGATTGTTGTAACTTTTCTACATCCACATCCCGGTATACTCTGACTGCGGGGCCAGTGTCTGTGGGAATGTTAACTAGATCATGGTAGTTCATACTGCCATCTGTGCACGTATGGTGCCATGACTCTGATAACCCTTCAGCACAATGTCTTCCATGGTCATTTGGAAAATGTCAGTTTTATCGGCATTCAAATATAACTCAGGCAAGGGATATTCTGTTCTGGTCAATTGTTCTCGCACTTGCCCAACATGGTCATTGTATATGTGTGTATCACCAGTGCTGATAACTAACTCACCAACTTTCAGCCCACAGTGATGGGCAATCAAGTGAGTGAGCAGTGCATAACTGGCAATATTAAATGGCAAGCCCAGAAACACATCCACACTGCGCTGGTACATGTGGCAACTTAGTTCACGGTTTTTGTTTACATAATACTGACTCATGACATGGCAGGGTGGCAGGGCCATCTGGTCCATTTCAGCCACATTCCAGGCGCTCAGTATGTGCCGGCGACCATTTGGGTCTTTCTGTAGCCCCTCAATGAGGTTTTTGAGTTGATCAACTTCTGTCTGGTCAACTGCGAGCCTCTGCCCACCTTTGTGCGCCGGCCCAAAGTCCAATTCTTGCGTGTATTTGCGCCAGTGACGCCATTGTACGCCGTATACACGCCCGAGGTCGCCCTCAAACTTCGCTTTAGGTTTCCAATACGGCGCGTGTGCATTGGGCGTCCAGATGGTGACGGTGCCGTCGCTGGTTCCGTGGGTGATTTCAGCCAGGCGTCTTTCATCCCCACTGCCTTCAATAAACCATAATAGCTCACCACAGACAGCTTTCCAAGCCAGTTTCTTAGTGGTGATGGCAGGGAATCCTGCGCGCAAATCAAAGCGAAGCTGACGCCCAAAAATACTATGGGTGCCAACACCAGTTCTATCATCTCGTGATTCTCCGTTATCCAGGATGTCTTGTAATAATTCGTGATATTGTTTCATATCCAGATCCTATCATACACGACGGTAAATTTCAAATACATGGTCACCATGATCCTGACTGGAGACCCGTTCAAATCCGGACAGATACTCTGTGGTGTTCAACGTGACTGTGGCCCGCTGTGAATTGTGAAATCTGGTTAGATATATTTCACGCACGTATGACCGCAAGGACCAGAGAACTCTGGCACCGCCAATGACATATGCATCCTCGTCTTCACGCAGATTCATGAGCATATGGGTTATGTTGCCATATACCTCACACCGTTCATCAGTCAAAGTTTTGCTCAACACGATGTTTCTGCGATTGGGCAATGGCCGAGGCATATTGCTATTCCAGGTGCCGCTACCCATTATGACTGTTTTGCCGGAGGTAAATTCACGAAATCGGCTCAGGTCCAGGGAATTTCGGGGCCAGGGCATTGTGTCCCCGTCCCCGAATCCATCTAATGCATTTACAGCAAAGATAGCCTTCATAGATTTTTTAATATACGATCAGTTTCAGGTTGTACAGTGTCTGCGATATTTTCTATATCTAGAATAAACTCAATACCAATCATGTCATCATCTAGTTCTTCCAACTTTCGGGTTACCACCTCTTCAATTTCTTCATTGGCGAAACCCTGCTGAATCATGGACTTGATGTTGATTGATCGTTGTTTACGACCGTTCAATTTTATCACAAGTTTTTTGATAAACTCAACTGGTATTTTGGTTTTCTCAACATCCTCAACTATGTGTTCCCATTTTTCAAAAACCTCGGGACTCATCTATTACCCCGCCATGGCTGCTTTGGGTTTGCGACCTCTCTTTTTGGGTTCGGCTACAACTACGGGTGCTTCAACTACTGCTGTGGCTTTGGTCGCCCTGGGCTTTTTAGCAGGCTTGGCTGGTGCTGCTGGAGCCATCATGCTGGCGGCTTCGCGCATCATGCGTTCGCTTTCGGCAAGTAAACCACGAGCCTCGGCTGCCATGCGCTCAGCTTGCTGTTGCAGATTGCGAGCCAGTGCATCATCACCCAACAGTCCCTGCGTGGATGACACTGGTTCGGACACTTGGCCCTTTTTGCCAGGTTTGGCTTTGGTGGCATTTTCTGTGATGGTACTCTGACCACGCATGCGCTTGGCCACATCCTTGGGATCCTGCAATCCACGGCTGGCATCATACTCGGCCAGTTTCTTGACTGCTTCTTCGCCCTTGGCCATTTCGGTCAACATGTTATTTAACTCATTCAGGCGGATGGTCTGCCCAGGTACTGGGGTCATGACCACATGTTCGGTTTGAACCCGCTTGAGCATGCCCTCACGGTGTAACACCTGCAGAATCTGACGACCATCCTTGGTGTAACTGCGATCCAGTGCCTCGCCTAAATTTTCCACACTCTGTCCGGTATCACTTTCTATAGCGGCCATGAGTGGATCATGAATGTTCTGGTTCAGTAGTTCAGTATAAACTACCAAGCACATGTGATCATCGCCGGGAATCTGGCGGAATACCACAGCAACCTTGCGATCACCGTGTTTGCCAACATGCTTTAAAAATTTTGCCATTTGTATTCTCCTTACGGTCAGAGTATTTAGAACTGCCGTGATGGCAAAAATTATTTTATCGGATCAACACCCGATGATCCTGTACACGGTCACTGTAGACCTTTTCGCCGTGAGTGCGAATAGCATCCACCATGGTCTGTGGACACTCCTGGAAGGCATAACGAATTTCCTCCTCTGTCATGATGCTGGTGAAGTAGTAGATTTCGTAATGACGCTGGCTATTGAATCTGGCTCGCAGGATCATCATCTGAATGGGATTGGTATGGCGGACAGGATCACCACGCAATGTGTTTACAATGTTTTCCTGTTCAGCTGCAGTCACGTCCATCAGGTATTCCAGTCCCAGCATGTCCCACATGGCCAGGAATACATGTTCAGAGTTGGCGGGGGCCGTCTCGGCTTCGGTCTCGTAGTAACTCATATAACATTTCCGCTTTTTCTACTGCATCACGCAGGGCTGGTTCCCGTTCGGCCAGTTCCAGAATACCATTCCAGGTGGCAAACTTCAGGGCACGATTGGCCCTGTGTTCATCCATCTTGACCATTTCCCGTTCACCACTACCAGCCCGGCGGCTGTAAATGGTCTTACCACCGTCCGGGCTTTCGTAAATCACGATTTCTTCTAGTACTCTGACTGAGCCATCACTTGGTGCTGTCATACAGTGCCCAGGTACCAAAAGGCGGGTTGGGATTGGGGTCACCATGGATAACCCAGGTGGTGTCGCAATAGTCAGGATCACCCCAGCTGCCGAAAGGATAGCCGTCAGTGAATACAACCAGACGCTTGGTATCTTCGCCTCGTTCCTTCAAATAACGGAA